TCAACCATTAGCTACCACTCAGTGGGTTTTGGCAGACAATACTGTAGCAACAGTAACCAGAGAAGAGCTAGTTGAAGCCGGGCTATTAGCTGGGCCAGCAATGACAGCGATATGCGTAGCATCAGATGAGATGTGATGCCAGCAATACAATAAACATAATAATGGAGATAAACAAAAATGCTTATTGATGGACCAAAAGAGGTTACTATCTCAAATGGTGACGGGACTGCTCGTGCAGAAGCTGATCCAAAATTTGGTAGTGTTTTAGGTAAATCCTTAGAAAACTTCAATTACCGTAACTGGTGTTATTGAAGTGTTAGTTGGTAAATACTAACTAAAATTTTTAATACAATGTATTAAACGAAAAGCGGCTCAGGCCGCTTTTTTATTGATTGAAATTTCTATTTGTTTAATTTTTGCGGAAATTTCATCTAGGTTAACTGTGGACCATAACCCAGGATGCATTGGTTTAGGCCAAGCACCACTATCTACCCAGGCATATCCTAAATGCTCGTGGTTTAACTTAGGGATAAATTCATCTTCGATAATACAGAAGAATGTATTATACGCAAAACGCTTGTCGTTGCTAGTGAACATCTCAATGGGTATTGTTTTTGTGATAGGCGGGATGCAGCCAAGTTCCTCAGTGCATTCACGTTCGAGCGCATCATTCAATGATTCATTTTTTTCTACCTTACCGCCTACTAATCCCCAGGTATACGGATGCTTTGGATCGTTTCTAAGTAGATAAAGATATCTATTGGTAGACGTTGAATATAGACAAGCGCCAACAGCAGTTATATCACAATGGTCCAAGATCCTGCCTCGTAAATTCCTTCGTAAGATTTAATCCACTCTGTTCCGGTCCATTTATACTGTAATCCAGTAGTAATATTGGTCATATATTCTAAATTAGTTGCCATATCTGAATCAAATGCCACAACCCACTTAACCCCATCATATTCGATAATGTCATTTTCACGAGCAATTAATTCTGTTCCGTCAGTCCCCTTCCATGCTTCTGCTATTTCTGCATCAATTGATGATCCAATATCGTCTAACAGCAAATATCTTTGCCCACTGACTGCTAACGGAAATGTTCCCGATGGTTGCAACGGAGTCCCTGGACCAGTTCTAATTGGATTTATCACCTTGTTAATTGGCGCCAGTGAATTTAACGGTATTGTATCCTGATCCACTGTAAATAGCATAATTTTTTCGTCTGTTGGGTGCATTGTTATCTGACCCACTATCTCGCTTTGAGAATCTGCATTGAACATACGCATTAAGCTGACCCCACCGCGTATACCGCCGAAGATGTCGACCACCGGCTGCCATTTGCCTATATCAGCATTTATAAGAGTAGGTAATTCTAAGCTATGATTGTCGTTTTCTATAACATTGGTTGCCGGTATTAATTGTAATTGACCGTTTAATAATAACAACCGATATCCAGTTGGCGTTATATTTTGACGATCGCCTATTAATAGATCTGTGCTATTAAGACCACCTTGGAAGCCACCGGTTGAATCATCGTACAATCCTGCTATAATTTTTGTAATTACACCTAGTTTTTTGACTTTTATTGGAGCACTAATCCATATAGGAAGTTCAAAGTTAAATGTCATAATATCTATATCTTCGTCTGCCCCTGCAGGGATAGATCTGCTACTCCATGTCATCCCAGTGCGTTCAACAACAGATAAACTGGTCCAGTCGACATAGTTGTCAGTAGACTGAATTTCAAACGACGGATTAAACATCCAAGTAATTTGTTCAAAGATTTCTTGTTTTTGTTCTTCGCTTGTTGTCCATATATCGAGATTAAGTTTTAATAAATGTGGAACAGGCATTAGTCGTTCTATAGTAAATGCATTACCTTGTTTAACGCCAAATGTCCCAGTAGCAGTATCATATTCACGTTCTCTCACCTGCATTTTATCAATAAAATATGGTTCTTGCACACGATCCCTATCATAGTCCATACCAGAAATATAAAAAGACATTAACGGCGCACTTAGCGTAGTATTGTCTGAATTATTTCGTAAAATAGCCGATGCATTCTTTGTTGCATTACCATATTTAATAGGAATACGTCTGTATACAGGCGACCCGGTATCATCATAACCGAACGTTACTTGATAGTGCGAAAACATTCTTGCGAACTGCAATAAAAATCGACGGATTTGACCGTCATAAAAATAATCTACATTTGCCATTTAATTAACCACCGTTATCTTCTTTTGGTTTGAGCGCATCTGATAAACTTTGTTTTTCAGGAATATCACCTCGATCTGATGTTGCTGTTGTATTTTGATTGTTTGCAAACTGGCTGCGGAAAGTTTCTGAAGTAGGTCCAGGTGTTAAATTAGTGCGCACATCATCCTCTAGTTTAATCCAGGTATTCCCGTTGAATCTAAATAATCTGTTCGGGAAATAATCTAATCGTAAACAATAATCACCATTTGCAGGTGACGCTGGAAATGCAATCCCTGGAGTAACAGGTGAACCGTTTGGCGGAACACCGTCGCCTGTTAAATAAGATCCAACCTCATAATAATGCTGGTCAGTATTGACATCCTGTTGATCAGCTGGTACATTTTTCTCTGCAATCTTGGTAACAAAAAACGGATCAACATCATATCCACTCTCTGACACCTCTTCTTCTGCTTGTGTAATAATTGCATCGTTAATGTCGATATCCTTTTGGAACGATGAAAGCAAATCACCTAAATTGCCGCTGGTACCTGTTTCGTTCGGCACCTGTGATTCTTGATTAAGCAGATCAGCATATTCGCGACTATCAACAATTGGTGTACATTTTACACGCCATAAATGTGGATACCATGTTGCACTAAATCCTTCACTAGCCCGAGCTGCATCAGTTATAACATAAAAACGTTTTAACGCTGCAGGCATCTCACTATCTAGCGAATAATAATCTTTAAGATGTGGCAATTCTAAAACATCACCACTCATTAATTTTCTGCCAAGCTGATTGACCATATCATCAAGATGAAATGTAATAAACAGCGTATCGTTGTTTAAAAATAGACCAAACTGGCTAAGATCGAAATCGATATCCTGTACATTATAAATACCGCGCATCACATTAATATCCGGATCATACGCACGATCTCTATTTTCTAAAAATAATAAATCTTGTATATTCTGTTCCGACATTGTAGTATAAATGGGCTGTGTTGCATCTCCACTATTTGTACTAGGGGTCTTTGGTCCTAAATATTTGTGAACGTAAATATCAACACCCCCGACAGTATACATCTCGGAGATAGCACGATCAATGAATTTAAAATCGTTTCCTTTTTCACTACGGTATAAGCTAAGTCTTGGCATAACTATTATTTATCTGTCTTGCAATAGCCTACACTAAATAATTAACATGACCACATCAGAAAAGCTAATTAGCATTATTGAGAGTTATGGTATTAAAGTTGTTGCCTCAGTAGGAAGAAATTACTATGATGAATATGACAAAAACGAAGATCTTAAGATGAAGTTGGCGATTAAATATGATTTGTCGGACGTTGATCTTAAAGAGAGTTATGATACCCGCATTGCTATTATATATGACGAGGCAATTACAACAGATAATATGATATATTTCCATAATTGGTTAATGTGGCAATCAGCTGATATACGCAACGTGGTGATGGTATTTACACATACTGTAAATTTAGAAAAATGGTATAGAGAGTATTGTGCAGTAATGCAGTATGTGCCGATGAAAATCATAGATGCCCCTCAACTAGCATACTGGTATGACGATTTAGGCCAGCACACTTATACAGGAAGCATACAGTATGCACAAGATAATTATGGTCAATATTTTGGTGGAACAAAAACTAATGTTAGCAACGATGTTAAGGCACTAATGATCCAAGATAGCAAATATATTGATGCAGAATATGCAGCAGGACTTGATGCAGATCATGATAAATTATTAAATCATTTAGAAGTAAGTACTAATTGGGTAGATCAAGAATTGTGCGATAAAATTGTATATCAGTATAATATTACACAATACAATCAATCTAAAACCAACCGCCAACGATCTGAAGTTATTAATCGTGTACAAGAGCTTGCACAATCGGTAACGGACAACCATACAGTATCCCCATTATTGATCGTCCGTGAAACACTCGACAAAGAACCGTTTCTTATAGAGACAGAAAAAACAACGTTGCCATTTGCAAAAATGCAAATACCACTATTTATGGGATATAATGCAGTTTCGGTATTAGAAGATCGAGGCTTTATTTTTTTGCACGATATTGTAGATTATTCATATTCGACTGAGCCACATTGGATTAACCGGATTAAGAAGATGCTAGCCGAAGTAGACAGGATTGCAAACAAATATACTGTGGCTGAGTTAATTGCAAAGATGCAAGACTATTTGGATATACTAGAGCAAAACCGGCAGTGTGTATTGACAGAAAATTTAACAGAATCTGCACAATCTTTAGTAGAACAAAAACTTAAAAAGTTGACCAAATAAAAACTAGAGTATATAATGTAATACATAAACTAAAAAAGCGGAGATAACAATGGCTAGAGTAAAAAAAGCAACTGGACAAGAACCAGTATATGAAGGCGAAAAACTAGGAACGCCTGAATATAAAAGAAAGCTAACCGACGTATTAAATTTTAATAATTATGCATTTACATCTAAAGATTTAATGAAGCATGTCGAATCTTATGCTAAAGAAAAACAGATGGATGCTGAATTTATTAAAGAGTGGAAAAAATACGGAGCAAAATATACTGGAACCACAGTAGGTAGTACTGCTAAATTTTCAGCCCAAGGCGCCCCTCTAGCCGACGTCCATGCAGATTTTGTTGAAACTAGAATGAAAAAAGCTATTGCTCTAGGAAGAAAAAAATCTAACGGTACTGAAGAAGATGACAACAAACCTAAGGTAAAAGTGCTGACAATTCAGGATCGGTTAAAAATACAATTAAATAATTTTTTAACAGATATTGCACACATTGAAGACAAAGTAATCGATGGTGAAAAACATAAAAAAGGTGAAATTGCAGAATACTTACAAAAAAGTGAAGTGCCAGTTGTAAGTGCGCCAAAGATTTCATCGTATTATGCAAGAGTACTAGCAGAAATTACAGAAGCAAAAGCTAAAACGTGCGAACAATTAACCGAAGGGTATAAACATCTTAAAGTAGCAGATTATAACCGCTTAATTGCATTTTATACAGACTTGATTGCCGAGTGTGATCATTACACTGCATCTAAAAAAGCACAGCGTAAATTAAAACCTCGTAAAGTTAAACCAAAGAGCAAAGAAAAATTAGTTGAGAAACTAAAGTACAAGACGCAAGATGACGTCACTAAATTAGTGTCAATATCTCCAACCAAGATAATCGGTGCATCTATGTTATGGGTATATAATACAAAAACTCGTAAGCTGGGGTGCTATGTTGCAGATGATATGCTTGGTCCACTTACTGTTAAAGGTACTTCGATTGTTGGATTCGACGAAATTGACAGTATACAAAAAACTATAAAGAAGCCAGCAGAGGTATTAGCAGAATTTAAAAAGATGAGCAGAGCAAAATTAAAAAAATTATTGCCAAGCATATCAACAATTAATCTAAAGCTCACCGGTAGATTAAATAATCAAACAATAATACTTAAAGCATACTAACCGAATGCTCTTGATATAAATACTGTATCAGGAGCATTTTTATGAGCAAAATACAAGATTTACGACAGGGCGTAGTTGATTATATTCACAGCAGATTAGGCGGTGATATTGTAGATATTGAACTAGATCCTAAACACTACGAAACATCATTGGACACTGCGATCAATGTATACAAACAGCGATCTCAAAACGCATATGAAGAATCATACATGTTTTTAACACTTGAAACAGATGTAAACGAATATATATTGCCAGATGAAGTGCAAACTGTTAGACAAATATATAGACGCACAATAGGATCGACAAATCAAACGGATGGGGGATCAAGCCAGTTTCAGTCATTTGAAGCAGGATATTTAAATACATATCTACTGACAGCAGGACAAACAGGTGGCCTATTAAGTTATGAATTATATACAGGCTATCAAGAATTGGCTGCACGTATGTTTGGCGGATTTATAAATTTTAACTGGGAACCATCACAGCACAAATTAACATTGTCAAGAAAAATAAAAGCAGCCGGTGAAGTAGTTGGCCTACACGTATTTAATTATAAGCCAGCGTCATACATATTAGAAAATCCACAGACTGCACAGTGGATTAAAGATTATGCATTAGCCGTTGCAAAGACAATAATTGGCCAAGCACGTGAAAAATTTGCAAGCATAGCTGGTCCGCAAGGTGGCACGTCACTAAACGGCGCACAAATGAAACAAGAAGGCACAGCAGAAATCGCACAGCTACTTGAAGACCTTAAAAATTATGTAGATGGCTCACAGCCCTTAGGATTAATTATCGGTTAATCAAACTGATTTACATTACTTCCTATCTACTGTATTATATAATAATATAACAACTAAGGAGATTTGATGAGCGAAATCATGATCGACATAGAAGGCCTTGCAACAGGTCCCGATGCAATGATATTAACAATTGCGGCACAGGTATTTGACCCATTTAGTGACACAATACCCGATGACCATTTTTATGCAAGAATAGATACAGAGACACAAGATGGCCGTGATATTAACGAAGATACGCTGCAATGGTGGACCACACAAAAAGAGGCCGGAGAAGAAGCACTACACCCTGATAACAGAATCCCACTAAAAGAAGCACTGGAAAAACTTAGCAAAATTGTGTGGAATAAATCTCACGTGTGGGCCAACGGTCCCACCTATGATATGTGTATTCTGGAACACGCTTACAAATCGTACGGAATGACAATACCATGGCAATTTTTTAAAGTGCGAGATTGCAGGACAGTGTATTCATTATGCGGTGATCTACACAGTCCAAAAACAGAGCATCACGCATTAGAAGATTGTAAACGCCAGATTATTATGTTGCAGGATGCAGTAAAACAGCTAGGCATTACAAAAATTAAATGAAGTACCAAGTAATACCAGTCGACTTTCTTGTGCTGATAAAGTCGGAGCAAGTGTCGCTTTTAGAATCACTTAAATACTTTGTTTAAATTGTATAATGGATAATAGATGAATGTAGACACGATTTTGCCGAAAGTAAATTTTAAGGAGATAACATGATAATAGGAATTGTAGGATGGATGGGAGCCGGTAAAGATACCGTTGCCGACCAGTTAATAGAAAATAATTATAAAAGAATGAGCTTCGCCGGTCCATTAAAAGATGCAGTAGCGGCAGTCTTTGGCTGGGATAGAGAAATGCTAGAAGGTGCCACTAAAGAAAGCAGACAGTGGCGAGAGAAAATAGATCAATGGTGGGCAGAACGGTTAGGCATCCCTGAGCTCACGCCACGCTGGGTTCTGCAACAGTGGGGCACAGAAGTGTGCCGGTCATCCTTCCACGACGATATCTGGATTGCGTCATTAGAAAATAAATTGCGATCTCACACAGATGATATTGTAATCAGTGATTGCAGATTCCCCAATGAGATTGCAGCAGTTAAAAATGCAGGCGGACAAATATGGTGGGTTCAGCGAGGTCCTTTACCTGAATGGTATCCTACAGCAGTTATGGCAAATAGTGGTAATGAAGCGGCCTATTATAAAATGACCCAGGTCGGCATACATGCAAGCGAGTGGGCCTGGGTTAAAGGGGGTATTGATAAAATAATTAACAACAATGGCACATTGGCAGACCTCACAGAGCACGTGAATTTATTGCTGGCTAAAGATCAGCCTTTAAGCCACGCTGAGCAAATTGCCACCCTAACCTAAGAGTGACAACCGTTGCATAACAATTTAAACATACCGTTCTTAGATTACTGGGAGCGGTATTTTTTTCGTCACCGTCTATAAAACAGACATCCATCTGCTCAGGGAACTGGGATTTAAAATTGCAACATTCGCATCTAATTTTTTTCCTATATCCGGTTTTCACCCATTTAGGTACAATTTTTTTATTTTTTCTTGCACAGGGGTCGCATTTGCTTCGGTAATGGATTACGCCATTTTTCTTGTAATTTATTGCAACTTTTCGTGTATTGCATACTGGGCATTGTGGTCTCATAGTAATATTTAGCAAAGGTTCTGCAAAGGGTATTGAATGATATACAAAGGGCAAAATAAAGGGCACTTAAACCGCTAAGATAATGCTTTTGTAATAAATATTAGTATCATACAATACAGTATAAACAAACATTAGGAGAAGTAAATTATGGCACTAGTTAGTCCAGGCATTGAGATTAAAGTATTTGATGAGAGCACGTATGCTCCAACTTCGGTTGCATCAATACCGTATATTTTAGTTGCCTCAGCATCAAACAAGACAAACGGCTCTGGTACAACAATTGCACCAGGAACACTCGATGTAAATGCAAACAAAGCATACATTATCACAAGCCAACGCGAATTAGTAAGTACATTTGGCGAACCATTCTTTTATAAAACATCAATTGGAACTCCAATAGATGGATATGAATTAAATGAATATGGTTTATTATCAGCATTTTCAACACTAGGTGTAACAAATCGCGCATACGTACAACGTGCAGATATTGATCTTGCAGCATTAACACCGAAGTTAAGTAGACCAAAAGGCTTACCAGCACAGGATACATATTGGTTAGACACAGGTGAAACATCATGGGGTATATTTGAATGGAACTTTGTTGAAAGTGCATTTGTTCCAGTTACACCGATTGTTATTACAGATGATTTACAAGTAGTAGCAGGAACATCTGTACCTGAAATAACAATCGGCACAGTTGGATCGTATGCAGTGGTTGCAACAAATACAAATAACCCAGTCTATTATAAAAATCGAAATAATCAGTGGGTATTAGTAGGTAGTGAAGAATGGAAAACAAGTTGGCCAACACTAATTTCGAGCACAGCAAATCCAGCGTTAACACCATCAAATACAATAATCATCAACACTGTTACAATTACAGCAACAACAAATAACCAAGCAGATTTAGCAACTGCAATCACTAATAATGTGGCATTAACTGGTGTAACTGCTGCAATAGTTGGCGGTAAATTAGAAATTTATGCAGATAGCACAGCATCAACAGATGGTACAAATGCAGATGGTGGTATTGTGATACTAAATGGCACAGGAACATTATTAGCAGATTTAGGAATGTCTAACTATACAATGTATAGTCCGGCAGTACAACAATCACCACATACACAAGTACCTGAGTTTAGACAAACAGATACAACACCACATACAACAGGTTCTGTATGGATTAAAACAACCGCAGTAAATTATGGTATGAATTTAGTTGTTAAACAATTTGATAGCACATTATCAGTATTTAATAATAAATCAGTATTTGTATATGCAGACGATTTAGAAGCAAATGCAACATTAGATCCAGTAGGCGGTGGTCGAAACATTGATATTAACACGTTGTATGCACAGTATGACACACAAGAAGATGGTACAGCAACATTAAAATTGTATAGTCGTATAACAGCAGGCGAAACAATTGTAACAGGTGATACAGCAAATCCAGTATTTACTGCAAACGACCAAGTCATTGTTGAAGTTAGCAACAAGAATGATATTCAATGGTCAGTACCAGTTATTGCAACAATTACAGGTACAACAACATCAGATTTTGTACAAGCAATCTTAGGATTAGGTATACCAAATTTAGGTATAGAAATCGATACAAATGGATATATTACAATTTCACATACAGACGGTGGTGCAATTCGATTAACTGATTTAACAGGTACTCCAGTTTCAGATGCGGGATTTACAAATGCACTAGGTAACGTCCGTGAACAATATACAAATGATCCAAGTACAGTTATTATTAGTAATTGGGCACAATTTGTTTATACAGCTGATAGTGTAAGTCCAAGTGTTGATCCAGCAGATGGTACATTTTGGTATTATTCAGCTGCAGATGAAATAGATATTATGATCCATGATGGTTTTACCTGGAAAGGTTATAAAAACATTGTTAATGATGCACGTGGCTATGATTTATCATTAACTGAGCCAACTGGACCGATGGTAGCTGCATCAGCTCCAACTGAACATAGTGACGGATCACCGCTAGTAGCAGGCGACCTGTGGGTAGATACAAGCGATCTAGAAAATTATCCACAAATTTCACGTTGGGAAGTAGTGAACGGTGTATTTACATGGAATCTATTAGACATAACTGATCAAACAACGCAAGACGGTGTTATGTTTGGTGATTTTAGATGGGGCATATCAGACACAATTGATCCGATTAGCGATCCATTATCAACAATCGAAGATTTACAATATAGTGATTATATTGACATTGACGCACCTGATGCACAGTTATTCCCACGTGGCATGATTGCTGTTAACCTGCGAAGAAGTGGATTTAATGTTAAACAATTTAATGTTGATTATTATAATGTTACTGATTTTGCAGATTTTACATTACCAACAGTTACAAATCAATGGGTCACTGTAAGTGGTCTTAAAGTTGATGGTAGTCCGTATATGGGTCGTCAGGCAGTACGTGCAATGGTTGTTGCTGCAATGCAACAAGCAGTTGATACTAACACTGATATACGAGAAGAAGGAAGACCATTTAATATTTTAGTTGCACCAGGATATCCAGAACTAAGTGATAACCTAGTTAAACTTAATAATGACAGAAAACAAACAGGTTTTGTAATTGGTGACACACCTTTACGTTTGACAGACAGCGCAAATAATTTAGTTGATTGGGCCACAAATGCAAACGGTTTAGGTATACCTACAAATGATGGTTTAACTACAAATGATCCATACTTAGGTGTATTTTGGCCAGCAGGTAAAACAAACGACCTTAAAGGAAACGCAGTTGTTGTTCCGCCAAGTCATATGATGATGCGAACAATGGTTAGATCAGATCAAGTGGCATTTCCGTGGTTTGCACCAGCAGGCTCACGTCGTGGACTTATTGACAATGCTGACAGTTTAGGTTACGTTGAACCACAAACAGGTGAGTTCCGAACAACAGGTGTACGTGAAGCACTACGCGATGTATTATACGAAAACAACGTTAACCCGCTTACATTTATTCCAGGAACAGGATTGGTTAACTATGGTAATAAAACTACTATTAGTAATTCGGCATTAGATCGTATTAACGTTGCAAGATTGGTTGCATACATTAGAACACGAATCGAAGTGCTGGTTCGTCCATTCTTGTTTGAGCCTAACGACAAGCCAACACGTGATGAAGTTAAACGTACAGTGGAAAGTCTATTTAATGATTTAATTACTAAGCGTGGTATTTATGATTACCTGGTAGTATGTGATACTAGTAATAATACTCCAGCACGTATTGACAGAAATGAATTATATGTTGATATAGCCATTGAACCGGTTAAAGCGATTGAATTCATCTATATCCCGTTAAGATTGAAGAATACAGGTGAGATTGCTAAAGGTCTTTAAGCAACAACAAAGCTAAAACATTAAAACCCCTTAATTGGGGTTTTTTTGTGGCTGCCATATGTACTTGTTGCTACCGCAATCCCATATACGCAAAAACCCTTGTTGTAATCGATTTTCGTATTCGGTTAAGTCTTGATCGTCATCTTTATTTTTTCGTAGACCAAAGCGGTGTAAACGAACCATATCTTTTGTCTTAAAATACCAGTAGTTAACACCTGTGTGTTTAACAAACTTGAAGCCCATGGTAGAGTATACATCACCTGTGTTCCAACGTAAATCAGCAAAAGTTACTATTTGTTCCGGTGAGTATTCTTTAATAAAGTGCTTAAACAACCTACTGGCAGAACCATAAACTGTCCATCCTGCTAAGTTAGCAAATCGCAGTAATTCCCAATGCTTGTTGCCTGTTTTCTTTGCTCCTTTGGATAAGTTAGGTTTTGAGAATGTCATTACTGAAACTAGTTGATTGTTATATAACAAGCCTAACTTAACCGATGACTTTGCATAAGATTGTATGTGATTATGTAATAAAAAATTCTTCTCAGTCTTTTGATCTATGTGAACAATACTGCACTGTCTGGCGCCAATGCGATGAGTATTATAATTACATAAATTAAGGATACGAGAAACGACTAGGTTGCGCTGGGTTAGCCACTCGTCTTCGAACACGTGAATTAAGCGAATTCCTTTTTCAGCGGCATCTTGCGTTTTTTGTAAATGGTAGTTTTTACTTATTCTAAGGTCATTGTGCCAGAACAAACCATCGAACTCAATGCCTATGTTAAAATCTGGTAAAAAAATATCAATTTCTTTTTTGCCTAGTAGTTTTACATTTCTTTCGATATTGATGTTATGCACTTCTAACTCGTTGGCCAAGTCCTGTTCACTTAGAGACCCTCGAGTAATATTAGAACAGTTAACACACGGAGTACCTGTGTGCTGTAATCGCCACTTGAATGTTTCGCTAGGTAAAGTTTCTGTGTTATTGCAAACCGAACATCTAAACTCTACGCTCAGGTTAGGGTTGTTGTATATATCAGAAAGCGGCCTGTTAATATTTAAAATAGTGATTGTATCCGGCGAATAACAATTGAACTTTTCTTGTTGCTTTACTTTTACTTGTTCTTTGTACTCTTCAGTCTTTGTGTAATGATCAACACCGTAGTTATTGATCATAGTGTCTTTGCACTTAGCATAGTGACCTGGAATCTGCCCTGCATTAGATACGTTGTATTTTTCTTTTAACGTTTTTCTTCCTTTTGCATTTAATTCCGGAGCTCTCTGTTTTGCTAAAATTCTAGTTTTATCAGATACAGAAGATCCGTATTTTTCTAGCATTGTATTCATCCGCTTTTCGTTTGCTCCGGGTATATTTCGAATATTATCTACACCATATTTTTCTATTAATGTTTTCTTTTGCTTGGTAATCCGAGACTTGCTATTGTTTGCAGCAACGATTCCTTTGCACTTATTAGAACAAGTTTCTTTTCCTAATGTTTTAACTGGAGATTTACATACTGCACAATAAGGTGACCAGTTGGTAATAATAGCATAAATTTGTAAGTTCAAAGGCACGCCGGGATATAATTTATCTAACTCTTCGAGTAGCCCTGGAATAGTTGCTGCTCTTCTTGTTCTCCATCGCGGAGCGATTTTTAATAGTTCTTCTTTGTAGTTCATATAACATTACCTGGTAATATGTGATTAGTTGTATTTATACGAGACAATGCTGGTAATGCTTTTTGTGGCTGCCATATATACTTGTTGCTACCACATCTGCTGATTTACGATGGAGTAATATGTCGTCATTTTACGAAACAACAGGATTTAAGTTTAGTCATAATTCGCCACCTAACCGAGCGAGAATAAGGCTATTATAGAGTGTACGATTGCGGCAATGCAAAATACACTATGATGTGATATATGTTTATGAATTTGTTAGGGTTATTTACCTCTAAATAAAAATAACCGTCATTTGTAAACGGCTAAGTAGGCATAAATAAATATATATTAGGATATTAAGGAGATAATAATGGCAACAGCTTCCCTAACAAAAATGACAGTACCTTTACAGAATGACCAGAGTGCATCAACTCAAGGTTTATTAATGCCTAAGTTGAAATATCGCTTTAGAGTAACATTCGAAGGGGTCGGCGTTAGTTCTCCAAAAACAGAATTAACAAAACAAGTAATTGATACAAAACGACCAAGTGTAACACACGACGATATTACGCTTGATGTATATAACTCAAGAATTCATCTAGCAGGCAAACATACATGGGATGATTGGACTGTTAATTTACGTGATGATGCACTGGGCAACGTTTCGAAATTAGTAGGCGAACAATTACAGAAACAATTAGATCACATGGAACAATCATCTGCAGCATCTGGTATTGACTATAAGTTTACATCAAGGGTTGAAATTTTAGATGGTGGTAATGGCACAAATGAACCTCAAGTATTAGAAACTTGGGAATT